ATGGGCGTATCATCGCCCTTGATTCTCAACCCACGGGTTTTCAATCCCCCAGGCAAGTTGGACAAAGTGCCCGCATCAACGAGTTGACGCAGCAGACTCGTCGCAGATTTCGCGAGTCCACCGATCATATGAATCAATCCCAGATTGTAGAAGCCTATCCCAGGAACGTATCCGTAATGGACGAAGTGCTGTTTTTTTGCCTTGTGTTCATCGTCTTCGGCCCAGTTCCTGTAGATTGACAGAATCGTAGAGCTACCCTTGTCGATGGTAATGACATACGGAAGCGCAACTCCATCGGCATCTTCAAATCCCGGCAGGTCGAAAGCGACATGCATTTCGAGAAGCTGATGCCTCTCTTCCTTGTCATACGACGGCTTGACTCCACCAATATCCTGATACTTATCGGTAATTGGATTGTCTTCAATGTACGATGGCGTCAGTTCAATATCCTTGTAGAAGCCACTGACCTGAAGCTTTCTTATTTGGTTTGTGCTCCGGTTCATTACATGGGTATATCGTTCCGCTTGTTCCAGATCTGCTTCGTTATAAGCCACAACGAAATCTTCCGCAGGCACAAACATGGATGTAGGTCTGCCCAACGAAGGATCAAAGTAGATCTTGCGAAACGCCGATCCAGCAAGCGGGAGACTGAATAGCAGTTTCTCCGTCTCAGACCTGTATTCCGTCATCACTTCTATAAGCTGGTAGTTCATGTAATCCTGAACACGCTTCGCTTGCTTCTCTCTTTCGGGAGTGAAGGTGCCCCATATATGAGTCTTGACCGGACCCTGGGCTGGCATGATTTCCTGAATTGTCTGAGCCTGGAATCTGACTACCGCTTCGGATAGCATGGGATGAAATACACCACAGGCTCCCGCCCATGGCGTGGTACGATCTTCTATTTCCAGCCCTAGTTGATCCAAGCCTTGCTCGTAGGACTGCTCCCAATCGGACCTACTGCTTTTATCGGAATCGAACTTCGCTATCAAATCAATCGCTATAGTGCGTAGTTCACTATCGTCGATTACCTCTGCGAGATTACTATCGAATTCCGTTTCGATGCTACCGACATCGGATGTAGGATCAAAATCAATTTCAATGCCACCATCTTCAAGTTCGGTAATCAGCGAGTCCCCTGGAATCTCTTCCTCTTCTACAACCATGAGTCCTTCCGGTCCCATGTCAAAGTCATCCTGACTAAAAAGGCCACTCAGGGGTTTATCTATCGCCATCTAAAATTCCTCTTCATTGTCGCAACAAGTCACAATGCAAATAAACAACCACGGAGTCAATAATAATCGGCTTTTCTCATCGGTACAAAATCATCCCAAGGGTCGTCACTTTCGAGATCTATGAATCCTCCCTGGCGAAATCTAAGCAATGCCTGAGTCGAAGAATCAACCAGATCATCGTGATCTCCGGTAGGAAATGCGGCGAACTCCTCAATAACTTCTTCCGCCCATCTGGTTTTAGGTGCCCACACATGACCACTGTGGAAAAGATCGGACACTGCATTCACTCTGGCAATCTTATCCCTTCCTCTGCTAGGAGTATATTCCGAAACTGGAATACCCATCCTACGCAACTCGAAAATCAATGGGGTTCCCGCCGCCTTGGCCTCCACGATGAATGCATCCGGCTCGTACTCCTTGTACATCTCATAAGCCCGTGTTTTCAGTTCGGGAAACTCAAGCCGTTCTTGTAACGAATCCAGTAGAATAATATTCGCTTCCTTGTCTTCGTTATAGAAAACACCCCATGTAGTGCAAGCACTGTAATCGGCAGTTTCCTTGGCCAAAAAAGCGGTATCCCAAGACTGAATCACAAAGTCGCAGGCCGGTGGATTTTTCTTTGTCCATTCTTTCCACCACTCCCGCTTGATAATTGCGCCTTCTTCGGAAGTCGGGTCTTGCTGGTACTGGGCACTCCATTTTCCAACAGGTAGTTCTGCTTTCAGGGACTCAAGCTGTTCAATAGGCCAGAATCCAGGCCAGATCGGTTTTCCACTAGGAAGAATAGCAGGTAGTTCGATAACTTCCCACTCATCCGAACCACCTCTTTCTATGGATGCCTTCATAATTCTGCCCGTCAAATCTTTTTTGGACCAGCGGGTCATCACCAGGCAGATCGCTCCGCCAGGCTGTAGCCTCTGGCGGGGACCGGAGGTGTACCATTCGTAAGTTTTATTGTATACGGACGGGTCATTCATTGCCGCTTCCTGCTCTGAGTGAGGATCATCGACAATCAAGATGTCTGCACCCTTACCCGTTACCGCACCACCAACTCCGATAGCGAAGTAGTCCCCCTTGTGGTTCGTATTCCAACGACCGGCAGCTTTCGAGTCCGTACTCAGAGATACATTGGCAAATATTTTTTCATAATCCTTGGAGCCTACCAAGTTACGAACCTTACGACCGAATCCAACTGCGAGTTCTGCGGTATGTGCAGTCTGAATGACCTTCCTATCGGGATATCTCCCAAGGTACCATGCAGGAAACAAGTGAGATGCGAATTCCGATTTAGTATGACGGGGAGGCATATTGATGATGAGCCTCTTCAGTTCCCCTTCAGCTATTCTATTGAAGGCATCAGCCATGATCCGGTGATGCTTACCTTCGATAAATGCAGGCCACACCTGTTTTACAAATTCCAGAAAGTCTTCGTGGGCTGCTTCCCTGCTTTCACACTCCTCCAGTTCCTTGACGATCTTGAGAATTTCTTCCTGCTGAGAAAGAGGTAGAGTGTCGAGGGCTTCTACATTCATTTATTCATCCCAAGGCATCTCTGTTTTGATAGGCTGGCTTTCATACTCCCCCCTTTCGATAACAATATGAGCTAAACTAAACCACTGATCACTCCCCCGTGAATAACCCAGCTTTTCAAGGTAATCTTCCAGAACGTCTCCCGCACACTTACCTATGAACTTGATTTTTTTTGGGTTGCCCCAATACACATAGTAATCAGGATGCTCGTTCACCAGAGACTGGGCACTTATTCCCGAGGATGGATCGCGCTGAATAATACATCGCTTTTTAGCGATTACATAGGAACGAACAGCTTCGTCCAGTACGGAGTCGAGATCTGATAAAGACACTCTTTAATAAAAAGAATTCTTAGCTTATTGACAACGCTAGATAATATAGATTATCTAGATAAACAGTGACTACTAAATAAGTACAAACAAAAAAAATAGATAGTACAGAGAAGTAAGTACTAAGTCAGTACTAGATAATACTACCCCAGCCTGGCCTTGAGTCCCAGGCTGTTTTTTTTTGAAAAATTGCCGGTATAGTGAGCAAAACACTGATTAGGGGTCGCCGGTCACGGCGTTCTTCAGCGGGTGGGTGGGGAGTACTGGGGGTTCGTTATTGATCTTTCCTCTGGAATAGCCCTTAATTCCTGTATCAAATCACTCCACAGGGAGTAGCAAATGATTGGTTGTTATGTGCCAAACGGGTATGTGGCAGATGAAGTACAGTTAGAGGCAGATGGTCAGCTTAGCTTTCTGACCTTCACTCCGCGTGAGCCTTACATGGGACGTTACTTCCTGCCCGATACTATCACTGTTGATAGCTACTTGAATCGGGTAGTGGCAGATGCTCACACTGACGCGCTGGAATTCAATGAAGTGCACGACATGATGTCCAGGTTGGACACGCGTATGTCTTCACTCCAAGTAACCCTAAAGCGGGGCGTCATCAGTGACATAAGGTCGGATGGCTAGACAAACTGGGAGGGGCCGAAAGGCCCCTCCCTTTTTTTGTGCTTACATCACTAGTTCTAGCAAGCCCTGGACCTTGTGCTCTCCACAATCCCAGCACTCGTAGTTCCTGGCGTCAGGCTCACACCCCTCCCGTTCCGCTCCGCAGGCAGTACAGAAACCTGGGTTTTCCATCCCGCTTTCATACCGTTCTATGGCATCGACTAACTGCTCATCACTAGGCATCATCAGTAGTCATCTCCGTCGAAGTATCCACCATAGTCCAGCCACTAGGTGCTACGCCTACCACACGAGACACTGACATGATCATGTCTTTCAGTGTGGCCATCATCTTCTCATGCAGCTTGCTACGCTCATGCATCAACTCAATAGCGTCAATCAATTTGCCTATGTCTAATAGGTTCTCCTTAACAATGCTCCGTAGTTCTTCCAGATCTTTCTGCGTACTAACCTGTGCTGCTACCAAAGTGCTTATACTTGTAGTGCTCATGTTATCTACTCCGTGCTGAGTGAACATGTATAACTATATAACATCACAACAATAGATCAACATGAGGAGAAGGACACGCATACACGCGCAAGACAACGGGAACGGACGGGAACGGACGTACTACTGGAAAGAAGTTAAGATGGGTACGGACCTCAACTACGTTGAAGGTAGCTCGCAAGCTCGCACTATTAGTTAGTTAATAGTTGAGGAAGCGAGTGAACTGCTACTCGCCCTTGTTAGTGAGCGGTTTTGAGCGGTACGGGCGCGGTGCGCCCGGCCTGATGCGGTGGCGGAACCGCACCCAGCCCCGAAGGGCTGGGCTTGGCTCCTCACACGGAGCCTAAGAGGCTCGCTCCACATCCACGTCCTCGACATTGAAGTCCGTGGTGCTCCCTGCATAGGACTCCCAGTCATCAGCCACCAACTCCGTGAAGATCTCCATCGCCTGATCTTCGGTATTGGCTTCGATGCCATAGTCGCTAACGTCGATTGTCATCGTGACCGCTCCGGTGCAGTTCCACCTGGTTACGATGTCTAACTCCCCATCCTCGACCATCGCCTGCATCGTATCCTGTAGGGAACAGATCCAGTCAGCCGAACGACGACCTTCTAGGATCGTCTGAGCCTGGTCCGCAGTCAGGGCGATTAGTACAACGTTTGCTACGTCTCCATCCAGTGAACGGTGGATGTCCTTCTCTTCTCCATCAAACTCGCTGACCAACTTCCAGCCGAAGTCTACCAGCTTGAGGAACGGAGTGATGTTAGGTAAACGCATAACGGGTGTTGCTCCTTAGTGTGAGGTTGTTCGCTTCACCTGACATAAAGCTAGGTCATTCTATAAATAGATCAAATGCTCGCACACGCATATATAAATAAAGGATTGCGCGTACATGTATAGTAAAGATGGGTACGGGCCTCAGGGTACAGGCGTGAAGATGGGTGCGGGCGTGAGCAGGGGACGGGCGCGAACCCGTCCCCCTCACGGCTAGAGACTAGCGGCTAGATCTTCTGGAGTCATGCAAGCGATAGTGAACCGCGCAGTATCGAACATAGGATTAAACGGGGCGCAGGCCCTGGCTAATGCATGCGCCACCTTGACCCTATCCTCACGGGTAACGTCTAGCTCGCTAACAGCTAGAGCCAGTGCCTCAAAGTGTTTACGACTCATCTTCTGCCTCCTCCCATAGTTTATCAGTTAAGTCCTCAACTGCCTCATGCCACATTGGATGGCCCTTCTTATACTCTTGGCCCTTGAGTCCTGCCTTGTAGATTTTTCTAATCTGCTTGTGCCTGGCCTTCAGTAGCTCAGGGTTTTCTACCTCAGCCGTGAAGTCCTCCAGTGCATCCTCTAACGACTCACCGTCTGCTAGTATCCATGATAGATCATCCATCAGTGTGCTCCATTACCAAAAGGAAACGATAAGTAAACTTAGGTTATTACATATAAAGATCAAACGAATAGGATTGCACCACCTCTCTCCTTTACAGTGAAGATGGGTACATTCGTCAAGTTGGGTACGGGCCTGCGATAGGTGCTGGCGAGAGCGGGCCGGACCACCGAAGTGATCCGACCCTAGCTCAATCAACCAACCATTACAGGAGGTAGCCCTGGTACCGAATCAATGAAGCCAGGTACCGTGTCTACCACCTCTTCCTGCTCCTCAATCACTAGCTCCTCACCGAAGGTAAGCTGGTCAAGCATACCGTGGAGACGGATTGTCCTACCAGACAGGTCCATCGCATTGGTTCCCTTGAATCTCTCTGTATAAGCATTCATCAGGGTCCAAGCGGTGCGCCTTTCATTCCCGTTATTAGACGGGAGGAGAAACTCCTCATGCTGGGGTGTACGAAACTCCCCAAGTATCTGAGGAATGTAGGAATTAGGGATGACTCGTTCATCTACTGAACGGATCAGGAAGTCATGCACCTCAGTGGTGTCTAGAACCTTTCCCTTATACCCCTCAATACGCTCCTCTTGTAGCAGGTTAGCTCTCTCCAGCTTACCAAAGGAGTCGTAGACCTTCTGGGGTAGGTCACGGAACACGTTCCGTGTATGCTTTGCCATGAGTCTGATCGACCCTGAGAAGCAAAGGTTATCACACACGAAGACATGTGACCCTATTACCAATCCTACTGGGAATCTCTTGTCGTGACTGTTCCTGATTCCAACAGTCAAACCAAAGTCGGAGTGTCCACCTGAACCATTCTGGATTCCCCACACTCCAAACATCCTCATTCCATCATGGAATAAGCCATACTCCTTCTTCACTACAGACCAACCACTATCTCCCAGCATCTTGCCGACCAAATCAATCAGCAATCCGTGCGGTACTGGGAAATGTGACTTGGTAGCAGCAGGGGTCTCGACGTTACGAACGTCTACTTCCTCTACTGTGTCTGCTCCGCAATGCAACATCATGCCTTCCATCGTTAGCTCCTTTGGATTGGAAGAATGAACATGACTATAAGCTATAAGACCATCTAAAATGATCAATAGTTTTTGCAAATAAGCCGAAGTGAGTATGAATATAAGTAAAGTTGGGTACGGACCTCGTTGTTTTGTGTGAGATCGTGGTGGGGTACGGACGTTGGGGTGTCAGGTACGGACTACAAGCAGTTTTATCTAGTAAAGTTGGGTACGGGCGTGGGAGAAAGAGCCTTCTCGCTTGTTTTCTACCACCTTCTATA